CTGCCAACGAAGGAGCTGCACCAACACCAGTGCAAGTCTGGTCTGGTGAATATGCAATGGTCTGCCGAGTCGCAACTGGTTTGGACATTCGTGAAGCCTGCATCGGACGAACTTTCCACTGGTCTGCTGATGGCTCTTCCATCGGTGGAACAATCGAAGAGTACCGAGACGAAACCGTTCGCTCGGCAATCATCCGTGTTCGTCACGATGTTGATGAAGTTGTGATGTATCCCCAAGCCGGTCACTTGCTCAGCAACATCACGACCTAAGAACATGCCTAGCCTGTTTGACGATTTATTTTCCTCCGTAGGGTTCCCCGCACTCGGCAACGTTTTCGGGGAACCAGCGGAGTATCTATTCGCAAACGGGACAACGCAAGAACTGACGGACGCAATTGTAAATCGGAACCCGCCTGAACTCGTTAACGAAAAGGGCGAGGTTTATCAGCCTACATTCATTGTGCAAGTTTCAATCAATCCAAACCTCATCAACACAGGTGGTGACCGGATTCAGTTGAAAGAACATGCCAGCGATTCGGCTTACAAAATTTATGCGGTAGCCAAGTTGTTATCGCAAGAGGGATTGGTTTGTTCGCTGGAGATTCGCTAGATGAGCACACCAATCATCGAGTTGATTGCCGAGGTCATCAAGGGGCGACTGGAAACCGTCGAACTGGTTGACACAGTAACCAGACCAAGACGAATCAATTCAGAGTCAGCAGGGGATCGGAAGATAACCCTGACGCAAGCCTCACGAACGATCAATCGGGAGTTGAGTTGCCAGGGCAATCCTCCGGGAGTCGCTTTCGATCAGGTGTTTGTGATTGCTGGCGAGCTGCGACCAAGCGAGGAAAGCGAAGATTCGATTGACACGCTGAGGAACCTGTTCGAGTCTCAGATTCGAGTTGCGTTAACGGAGCCATCGAACTGGCACACAATGGACGGTTACGCGATTGATTCAGAGATTGGAGCGTCGAGGAAGTACATTTCGGATTCAGGTGCAGCGGTGCTAATTGATTTGCTGGTTCGCTATCGACACTCGGAACTTGACGACACGGTGCAGCGATGATCGACGTATCGGAAACCGGACTAAAGGAGTTGATGCAATCGCTAGAGAATGCGGCAGACAACATTCCGAGGGAGATTTATTCGGCACTTGGAACAGCGGGAACAAAGACAAAGTCGGCGATGACAAAAGAAGTCGCCAAAGAGTTGAACGTCAAACAGAAAATCATACGGGATCAAGTCAAGACAAAAAAAGACCGCCAGAACTTGCTTGTCACAATCAGCCTGGTCAAGTCGATTCGGATTCCACTTCGGGACTTCGGGGCAAAGAGTACAAGACGAAAAGGCGTGACGGCAAAGATTAGCAAGTCGAAAGGCTCGCGACCTTATCCGAATGCGTTTCAGGTAACGAAAATCGGGAACCATATTTTGAAGCGTTCAGGGAGTCAAAGGCTACCAATCACAAAACTGCATGGGCCATCACCTTGGGGCGTTCTAGCCAAGAACCCTGAGAAGGTGGCGAACGTGGTTGAAATTGCACGAGAGGCAGTGATTGACGCAATCCGAAAGCGAATCCGATACATCGAACTCAAAAAACGCGGCGGTCTCAACTGGCAACAAAACGAAAACGAAACCACAGATACAAGTGAGGGATAAACGATGAGCGACTTATACCGAAAGCGAGTCCTTGGGGCCAAGATTGAGACAACGCCGGGAACAGCGATCTCCCTCAGTGGTTCCGATGCCGCGATGAATGTTTTTAACCTCGTTGCCAATCCAACAGCAGCAAGCGAGCAGCGAATGGGGCAAGGGGCGTTCGGCCAGCTTGCGTCAGTCGTCGGTCTTCAAACTGGCCAGTTCACGTTTATGACCGAACTCTACGGTTCGTCCGGTGCAGCTCCATCATGGTTGCAAACGCTGTTCGCTGGTTGCGGAGTTTCGTATTCGGCGGGAGTTTTTTCCCCCAAGTCAGAAATGCCGGGATCAAATGTCAAAACGCTGACCCTCGGAGCGTATACCAATGGCGTCTACAAGCAGATCGCCGGCGCGATGGGCAACGTCTCGATGACGGTTCCTGCTGGTGGTCGGGTGATGCTCAATTGGACATTCCAAGGTCGCTGGACAACGCCGACTGACGTTGCGATTGTTGCTCCGACCTATCCGACCCCGCTGCCAACAATGGCAAAATCGGTCACGGCAATTACAGTCGGTGCTTGGACTCCGCGAATCACAAACCTCACATTCGACCTTGGGAATGTCGTCGTCCCTCGTCCCGGAATCAACTCCGATGGCGGGCTTCATTCCTATCTGGTGACCGACCGATTCCCGACTGGAACTCTCGATCCTGAATCGACACTGGTTGCCACCAATCCGCTGTACACACAGTGGATTAGCAGCACAGAGCAAGCGTTTGATCTCACTTTAGAAAGCAGCACAGGCGACACAGTAATATCGCTGGATATTCCAAAGTTCCAAGTTTCAAACGCACAGGAAGGCGACCGAAGCGGTATCCAGTTCGATACCGTCACCTATCAGGCCAATCGCGGAAACACTGGCAACGATGAATTTACTCTAACCTTTGCGGCGGCTTAATGTTTGCACTCGAACCTGGGGAACTTGGTCAGATCGTCCTTGAAAAACACAAGGGCACGGAATCCCCTCCTTGCTGCGTTGTGGTTGCAAAATCAATGCGACAGCAGCGGGAGTATGACGCAGCCTACGAAGCAGTCTGGCGACGGCATGAGGGAGACACATCGGCAAACGTCTCGCAGCGGTTGGTGGATCTGTTCAAGGCGAATGTTTTGCGAATCGAAGGCTACCAATGCGAAGAGCCGGAGGATGCTTTCACACAAGCCGGATTGGAAGAGGTTTTGGGCAAACTGGTCAGCGGTCGATTGGTTCCCTACGAACAAAAAAAAAGCTAAGGATTCTCGCACTGATTCGGTGCGGGATGTTGTGTAAATCATGCAAGGGAAGTTGCGAGGATAGCGAGGGAGTCGAAATCAATTGCCCAAGTTGTAATGGTTCTGGATGCGAGCAATGCAACAACGGAAGATTCCAAGTCAAGGGATGCCCGAAGCAGGAAATTGATGCAACAACGCTGCAAACTTTAGAGTTTTCAGAATGGATTGAGAAGGGATTTTTGCCGAGCGAGGGTGGCTTGCTGAATCAATCAGCCAGTCTGATGGCACACTGCAAAGCCTACGGGAACGAAGTAAACAGGATCGAAGCCGAGCGATGGACGAAGCAATAACAATCAAATTGACCGCTCAGGACAACGCATCGGCCGTCCTGAAATCAATGTCTGGCAACGCCAAGACTGCTGCGGTTGATATTGAAAAGATTGGCGAAAAATCCGCAAGGGCTGGCGATGCTGTTCAGAAGTTCGCCAATGTCCTTGGCGCGGGTTGGATCACGGATTCCGCAGCACAACTGAAAGAATTGGCCGAAGCCAGTAAGGGCGCGGCAGCTGCACTGAAAAGCGGTGGGCCAGGTGCTTTGGCACTCAAGGCCGGTCTGGTCGGTCTGGCCGCGATCGTTGGCTACAAGATTGGCGAAACGATTGCCGGTTGGGTATTTGAAACCAAGCGATTCTCCAAGGAACTCGGCGAAGCAGCCGCCAAAGCAAGAGAACTTGGCGACATTCAATCCCGCCAATCGACAAGTCGAATCGACCAAGAGATTGCCGATTTGAAGGAATTCGGTGGCACGTTCGAGCAGCAAATGACTGCCGCTCAAGACATGGCATCCCGGATTGCCAAAGAGATTGCCGGCAAAGGTGGTCAGGAAGAACTTGCCAAATCCCAGCTTGAAAAACTGGAAGGACAACGGAAGTATTTCCTTGCATCCCAAGAAGAAGTCGATTCAGCCAAAGCGAACCTTGAAATCATTCAAGAGCAGAAAAAAGCACTTCAGGAAAAGCTAAGCCTGGTACAGCAAGAGTTTTCGGAAGCCGAGTTGTTTAGGCAAAAAAAGCGTGAAGCAATCGCTCAGGAAAAAGCAGCAGAGCAAGAGCGAGCCAGTGCGGCAATTGATGCCGAACGGGAACGAACCAAAATGGCCGAAGATCGGGCCAAAGCGGAAGAGCAGCGAATCAAGAACGAAGAAAAACTTCGCGAACAGGCATTCAAGAAACAACAGGCTGCTGAAATCAAAGCGTCTGCCGATTCCGTCAAAGGTCTGGAAAGCGAGATCAGCGATTTGGAGTCGATGAAACTTGACACCTCGCGACCAACACTGGCCAGCAAAGACGAACGTATGACGTCCCTCGCGCGGGGTTCTGGCGACATTCAACAACAGCAACTTGAGCAATCCAAGCGGCAAGTTAAATTGGCCGAACTCAATCAAAAGTTGATGCAGGAAAACGCTCGCTATTTGAAACTGCTGGCTGAAAAAGAGGAAACCGTTATCAGCATTGGAGGCGGGTAATGAGTTTTCGAATCATCGAAACGCCGACCAGAACCGTTTCGGGTTCCAAGGGCGAAGATAGCAAAATAACCCAATCGCTTCAGCGTGGATTCACGCTCGATACCGACGACGCCGGCGACAATCAGGTGGACGCCAAAAATGCCCTGCGTTCGTTCGGAGTGTTCGAGGGTGCAAGTTATCCCGGCAGCCAATTCTTTTACTGCTCCAATGTGGCAGTAAATCAAGTCGGGCCAATCTCCTACGAGGCAACGGCAGCCTATGCCAGTATTCCTTACGACGAGGATGAGAACCCGGAAGGTGATCCAACACTGGAACGTCCTGAAATCTCCTATTCGAGCGTTACAACTCAGGTTGAGACGGACGTAGATGTTGACGGCGATCCAATCGCGAACGCAGCAGGCGAGCTTTATACCGGCGTCATGATGGACGTTACTGATGCGGTCATCATCATTAAAAAGCGGTATGCGTTTTTCTCGCCGGCCGCATTCAGTGTTTATCGCAACAAGGTCAACGACAACACGTTCATGGGCTACCCTGCCGGTCGGTTGCGGGTGACGAATCTTATTCCGCAAGAGGTTCGACAGGCTAACAAAATATTCTGGGAAGTGACGGTTGAGCTGACCGACCGGCAACCACTGACGGACGATGTGACCGACGATAAAGCCTGGTGGATTCGTAAACGCAACGAGGGATTCTATCAACTGATTGCGCCCGCAAACAAACGACAGCGATGCCTTGATGAGAACAACGAGCCAGTCACAGCACCAGCTCCGCTCTCAGCGGCGGGCGTTCAAATCGACGACGACGCAACGCCCAATTTTCTTTACTTCGAAATTTACAAACCGATTGATTTTTCAGAAATGAACTTAGGAGTTACATAATGGCAGCATTATCAGGCATCACAGCAGTCAGGCCGACTGCAAACACGCAATTCTCGAAGGTGGTTTACGGAGCAACAATCTCCGCTGGCCAGCCTCTCTATCTGGATTCGACGGACTCGGAATACAAATTGGCCGATGCCAACCTGTCCGCAGCCGGTGCATCGGTCAAAGGCATCGCGATGACTCCCGGTGTCGATGGCGGCTATGGGATCATTGCCACAAGCGGAAGCATTATCCTGGTCGGAACCACAATGGCGATTGGGGAAACCTACTACGCAGGCGCGACCGCTGGCGAAATCAATCCAGACGCAGACGTTACCAGTGGATGGTACGTTTCGCGAATTGGCACAGCAGCCAGTGCGACCCAGCTTGACCTCAGCATCAAAGCAACCGGAATCACGCACGCATAAGGCTGAATTGACCGATGGCGAAAACGGGAAGCAAAACCGGTCTGGTAAAACTTAGCCAGCGAAATGCGGAGAGGTTAAGTCGACTTCTCGGCAACAATGGCGGCGTTCCCGGATCAGGCAACCCGTTTCGCGATTCGTCGTTTTCTCGTGTTCGTCTTGCTCGCGCCCCAGTCGGTGGAATACCAGCGAGAGTCACAACAACGCTTGGTTCTGTCACAAACTGCAATCCAATCGTTGTCGATCCAGATACCGGCGTGATAACGGTTGATACTTCTCGTGAGTTCCAGTGTTACAACCTCTCGGAATCAGTCGTGGGCGATACCGGCGACAGATACATTATGGTCACTAATCATAGCAACGGGGCATTTGCAATCATTGGAGGTGGCTTAACCGAATGTGACCCGCTTTGGGACACGCTGACAATTGCAGAGTTGGAAACAGGCGACGTTATTCCGTTTGTTCGTGACGGTTGTTTACAAGGTGCTGAAATTCGAGAATGCGACACGGCAAACGCAGCAAGAGAAGCGGCGTTCAATGACTTTTAGGAAACAATTGTGAACATCACAGAACTTACCGATAGCATTCGAGCCTATTCAGATGCAATAGCAACGACAACAGAACCTAGTGTTTTCTGTTGTTCGAAAACGCTGGCAGTCTCAACAACTAAAACCGTTGCGGGTTTGATTCGCGAAAGTGCAACGCTTGACGGCACGCTTCCAGTTGAGATTGTCGCAGCACCCTCGGCAGGACTCCACAAGCAAATCAGTAACATCGTGATTCATAATCTCGATACTGTCTCACATACCATTACAGTCGAGTTTTACAACAGCGAATCATCGCAACTAATTCATGCGGTTGTTTTGCTTGCTGGTGAAAAAGCAAGCTATTCACCTGATGGACTTTGGCGAAAGTACAATGCGAGTGGAGTTGCAACCAGTGGAATCCTGAAAGTATTGGGACAAAGCAACCCATCGGCAACAACTCTCACAACGGCTTACACAGTTCCAGCGTCTAAATCGGCAGAGATTAATTCGATTATGGTCTGCAACCGCAGCGCGACGGCAGCGAGCTTCAGGGTTGCGATTCGACCAGCCGGGGCGTCTATCAGCAATGAGCACTATGTGTATTACGATGTCCCGATTGGTGGTAACGACACGTTCGAGTCATCGCTGGGAATCAACCTAAGTGCAACTGACGTTGTCTCTGTTTATGCGAACAACGCAACTTTGTCTTTTAATGTTTTTGGAAAGGAACACTAATGCCGCAAAGTTTTGTTGGGACAAGCAGTGTTTTAATCACTAATCCGTTCAGCTCGGACGCTGGCGGGCGAGGTCGAATCAGTCAGATTACGACTTTGTTAGATGGTAAAATTCTAGGTGCGGACGACGCCGATTTATTTCAGAATATTGGAACTGGAACAGCAACCTATGGCAGCAATAAACTAGATTTGATTGTTACATCTGGGCAATACGAAATCAGACAGACAAAGAGATGGAATCCATATTTTTCCGGCAAGTCACAGCTGGTGGAATGCACATTCGACAACTTCCAAACACAAGCCAACACGACCAAACGAGTCGGCTATTTTTCGAGCAATGCCGTTGCCCCATACGCCAGCAACTTCGATGGAATTTTCGTTGAAGATAACGGAACGATAAAGAGTCTGAAGATTTATCGGGACGGTACATTGACGGTTGATGTGCCGTTTACGTCAATGGATAACTACTCAGCAATATCAAGCTATGACTGGAGCGATTTTACTGTCATTGCGTTTGACTTCCTTTGGCTAGGTGGGGCAGTGTTGCGATTCTTCGTCAAGACGCAAAGCGGGTTCGAATTGATTCATACCGTCAACTATTCAGGTACGGCAGCAGATACCTTTACGTTATCGCCAAACCAGCCGCTGCGATACGAAATCCGCAGCACAACAGGATCAGGGAGCTTACGATATATCTGCTCTCAGGTGGCGACAGAGGGAAGTTTCAACGAGGCTGGGAAAACGCTTTCGCTATTAAATACAACCGCAGTCGCCTGTAACGCGATAGGAACCATTTACGCATTAAAGGGCGTTAGGAAATCATCGACGTATCGCGATACAGTAGTTCGGATTATCGATATCTCTGCTGGCGTTTCGGTAGCTGATGCTGGAATCTTAATGCTGTTGATTAATCCAACAGTGTCAGCACCGCTAACCTGGGCTAACAATTCACGGATTAGCGAAGGGACTGCAACAACGCAAACAGTTACAGCAGGAACGGGCAGGCTAATTTGTGCAGCACCGATAAACGAGGCGGGATCGTCCGACACAATCCGAGACAATTTTCTATCTGTCTTATCTCAGCAGATCGACAATACGATGGACGAATTTGTCTTGGCTTACATGCCAACGACGACTAACCAAAGCGTTTATGGAATTATCACGATTAAGGAATACTAATGGCCCAGGGGTATACAAGCGGCATTCCAATTGATAAAGACGGTACTCTAGCACTCAACAGCGATTTGGTTGTGCCAAGCCAAAAGGCAATCAAGACCTATGTAGATGCCTCGGTTGCGGCTGGTGTTTCTGACGGTGACAAGGGAGATATCACAGTTTCGGCAGCAGGTGCAACTTGGACGATTGACGCCTCAGCGGTAACACTTGCAAAAATGGCGGACGTTGCGACAGGAACGCTATTCTATCGCAAGACGGCCCTGACTGGTGCTCCAGAAATTCAAACGCTGGCGACGGTTAAAACCGATCTAGGATTGACCGGCACAAACAGCGGAGACCAGACAAGCATTGTTGGAATCACTGGCACGTTGGCCCAATTTAATACGGCCGTTACAGATGCCGAACTAGCACGGACAGACGCTGCTAACACGTTCACTGGGGTTCAGACGTTTTCTACGCCGATAGCGGCTTCCAGCGTGGCAACAATGACTGCGACGGTCGGAGGTGGAGTTCCTACTCCACCAAATAACACTACTACATTCCTCCGAGGGGATGGCACTTTTTCAACTCCTGCTGGTTCTGGCGACATGGTTCTAGCGGATGTTCAGACTGTAACCGGGGCAAAGACTTTCGGAACCATTGGTGGTGCTGTTGGCAAGTTAATCTTAGCAGGTTCTACAT